AATGAATCACCAGTTCCATTTATTTGATACCAAAGAACATCTTCTTCATTTTCATTTAATATAACATTGAATACATTTACATTACTGTCATTATCAAAATTTTTCAATTCTAAATAATCAGTTGCTTCAAATAAATAATACATAGGATTACTATAGATTTGTTTCATCATATTTGTCCATTCACCTTTGTGAGCGCCTATATCTATTATAGTATCAGGATAAAATCCTTTATTTTTTAGATTAATTAATTTATCAAACATTAAATTATAAATTATTTATATATTTAATGTTTTTTATCCAAACGAATTGATGTTATTATATAATTAATTTATTAAGTTATTAAGTTATTATAATAATTTATTACAGATATAACATTTGGTCCTAAAAAATTATTATTAATATACCTAATGTCTATATTATCTTTCCAAAAAATGATAAATCTGATTTGTTATCATCATTATCAGCAACTTGATCAAAAATATTAGAATTCTCTACGTAGTTTATTTTTGGATATGCTAAAAAAACATTATCATTAACTATGTCAAAAATCCAACGATGATGAATGTAACCCCGATAACTATTATTGCCTAATTCAAATCGCGACAATTCTTTATATTTACTGGGAACAGCTATATATCCATTATTTGATATGTTTACAATTTGCTCATAAACATAAGCAGGGTTCATAATGTCTTCTAAAGTATGGGTACATATACAAAAATCAAATTTTCCGTTATCTCTTATATATTGAATTATATTATTCCATGAATCAGGATGAGTTATATCACATTTAAAATGTTTTATATTACTATTAGTTATTGGAGAATCATTAAAATCAATTATCGCATCAATTACATTTCTAGACCATCCTCCATGTGAACCACCTACATCAACTACAGTAAATTTTCCTTGCTTCTTTTTATCTAAAATATATGATATTATTTCATTTCTATCATTATTTCCTATTCTGACATTATAGTTAGGCATTTATTTACATAAATAAAATTGTATACAAATAATGAACGAATATGTTATCGTATAAATACATCCATAAACTTTTTCATAACCGTTTCAGGAGTATATTCTTCGTAAGCATTCCAGTCATTTTTTGATTTAATAATTGTTCTAATATTTTTAAATATTTGGATTAGACTTTCCTCAGTGTCGTAAATAATTCCTTTAGAACCTAGTATTTCTATATGACTATTATCTATATTAGAAACACTTGTAATTACTGGTTTATTTAATGATGAAAATTCAGCAATAGCTAGTCCAAAAGTTTCTCCATCACTTCTAGCATGAATCATTGCGTCGCAAGTGTTTATAAATTTAACTTTTTCAATAGGGTTAATAATTTTGTCAAGATAAATAATTTGAGGATGTTCATAAAATATGTTAGTATTTACAAATAAAAAGAATATATTAGAGTCAATATCAAGAATATTTTTAATTGCGTTGTGTGCTATTTGAATATCAAACTGATAAAATCCACCTATCCTTCCTAAAACAATCGCATTATTGGGAATATTTAATTGAATTTTCATATTATCATTACATTCTGGTAAATTTATCATATATGGAACAAAATCTACAATATAATTATATTTTGAAGATAACTGTTTTGAAATAGTAGCATATTTGTCACCATGTAGGTCAACTGTAAATACTGCATGAATTAAGTTTGGACACTTAGTAACTATCTGGTTATCTGATTTAGAACCTGATTTTTGATTATAGAAATAGTTTATTTTCTCATCCAAAATAATTTTATCTATATCTGAGAAGTTATCATAAGCATAACATTTAAATTCTTTTTCAAATTTAGTAATGACATTAATATCATTATTGTTATTATGTTTACAGTAAAAAATAATACTTTTATTACCATATAACTTTTGGTTATAATAAGCATAATCATACATAGCTACTTCAGTGCCTCTTTCACCTAGCTGATTGCTATGAAACCCTATTGTAATATTGTTTTTATTTTGTATTTTTGGATTAGAATTGTTATAAAACCCTTTCAAATATATGTCATATAATGGCGGTAAATAATCATTATTATGAATTTCTATATTTTCAATATGATTTGTTATTTCGCGACCAAATAAATCTGAACACGTAACAATCTTTTTCTGTATTTCTTCAGTATCCGTATATTTCTCCGAATTATATTCCTGGTGCGCAAAATTCTCTAATTTGTTTTTAATAAATGATGTATTTCCAAAATAACTCAAATGCCAGCCACCGTTTACTATCGTGGCGCAACTTTGAAACCTAATTGCGTCACAATTTATACCTAGTTCCTTATATTTTTTCAAAGTTATTATCTTAGGATGATACCACTTTTCATGAATTTTGCTGTTTAGATTATAATAATAAAAATCTTGTTCTAACCGAGAAATACCATCCGTGACGTGTATATGTCTAGATTTGATTTTATTCAATGTATTTGGGTCGGGTATTTCATCCAAATCAGAAATAATAATAACATCGTCTAAAGACAAGTCATTGTTAATTTGTTTCAAACCTTCGGCAATACAGTTTCGTTGGTGTTTCTCATTGGTCCATTGGTCGCCTCTTGAAATATCAATAGTATCTTTGGTAAATGGTAAATCGACAACCAAATGAATAATTTTTTTATAAAACCTTTCAAACAAATGTTTGTTTTCGTCAAAATATAATAGCTTAGAATTACCAACGTGGGTCTGACGTGCCTCCACGATTACAAAATAGTCCACTATATTGTATAGCAAATTTAGTCTATATGTAAGCATTTCCAGCTCATTATAAAATGTAAAACAATCGACAATTTTTACAGAATTATCTATTTTCAGTTTTAATAAAAATGTGTTTGTTTCTTTACAATATATTTCTGATATTTCTTTGAAATTTTCGAAAACAGCTGGAATTGGTTTATGTATACCAAAAAAATTATCAACCCATATTCGATTAAGTGAAAAATGTTGACATTCTTTTGTATCTCCAATAGGATAGTTTAATTTGTAACAACCTAGAGTGAAATATACATCTTCCGGATCAGTTTTCATTTTTTGAGAATTATTTACTGTAGGTTCTGTTCCAAAAGTATTAATTATTTCTATCATATCTAAACGTTTTCTTAATGACAATCCTCCGTTGAAATTTCTGTAATTTGGATGTATATTTTCTCTTATTAATTCGTTCCATCCGTGATCCATATTCCCTCCAATGTAGCTTTTATTCATATTCGTAAAATAATCTATAGTGTATGGTGGAACATTTAAAATGTATGTATCCGCTTGAAATGTAATGACAAACTCACCATATAACGATTCCCATAATTCTTTTCTTCTCATAAAATCACTATACTCATTAATTGTAAAATTATTTACATCTAATTCTCTTATTTCAACGCCATCTTCAAGATTTAGGTTCATTTCATTTTTTAAACCTTTCCCACAATAAAATACAATTTGCCAATTGTTTCCAAGTTTTTTTTTAAAATCGTTAATAAGATATGGCAAATTGTCATTATTTCTCGGGTCAATAATTAAAGCCGTATTTTTATTATTAAAAATGAGAGAATTATTGTAATGATTAAACATTGATATCAATTTTTGTCTTTCCTTAACCAATAAATCATTGTTTATTTTTCCCTTTTCAACTATAATATTATCTTGTAAACCGATTTCATATTCAATTACGTTTTCAAAATGATATATATTGTTATTTTTTTTGCTTATTATTAAAGGAGTCAATGTTGAAAATGCCAAAGGTATAACACCTGACATACTAATACCATTAATATGGTCCATATTCATTGAACAATCTGTTAAAACATAATCACATTTTTTTAATAAATCAATCATGTCTTGTGTATCTATATCTAAATGAATTTTTACAATTATATTTGATTTGATATTGTCAATATTCAACTTATTATTATTCCTATGGCAAATATGTAAAATAATTTGAACATTGCTTTCAAGTCTATTTAATACATGGTAATTTACCCCATCATTTAATCCGCCAATAATAGCTATATTTGTGTATAATTCAACACTATTTTGTTTATCTGATATATTTAAAATAGGATAACAAGGAATAGCCCATTTTTTGTAATTTTCAATAAAAGGTCTAGTTCCTAGATTATTTTTAAATTCAGGACGTCTTATCTTATTTATATGATTTATGGATATACATTTATCATTAATCCATTCTGTTTTAAAAGCATAATCATCATCCGTTGTTACAAATATAAAATCAAAACTGTCTTTTAATGCTTCAAATTCATACGGGGTTTTAAATTCAAATTTGTAATTTTTAAAAAATTTAGGGTAAAAATCTAACCATCCTAGTGTATGTTCTGTTGCTGTAAATATAGTTAGTAAGCATTCATTTGTCTTACAATACTCAATAATATAGCCAAACATTTCATAATGAAATACAAAGGCGTTAAAAATTGCTATGTGTTTTTGTTTTTTACATTGTAATAATTTATACCATAATTCTGAACGTTTTGACCACGAACAGCTTTCGGCATATTCCTTTCCATTTCTTCGCAGTTCATTCTTTTGTTCACTTGTTAGACGAATCAGTGTTTCTATTTCATTGCCTCTTTGTATTTGTATTCCGTAACGATCCATCGTATTTGTTAGTCCAGCAACCGGATAATACAAGCAAATTACTTCCGACATTAACATTTCCAATGCGGTGATACAAGATGTCTCGGGCCAGCTCGTAGGATAAAGCCAATATTCAGCGGTCGCCATTTCGTTATACAATTGTGCTGTATTTAGCTTCCCAAGATGTGTTATGCTATCATACTGGTCAATAATAGCCTTGATTTGTTCTTCTTCATTATTCAAAGGGAAATTAGTATAGGTTGAAATTGTAAGCTCGGCGTCGGGCATAACTAACAAAATTTGCGGCCACAATTCTAAAACTCTTGATAACCCTCTTTCGGTTCTAGATGTGTAAATAAATTTGTTACTTTGCTTCAAATTATAATTTGTTAAATGCTTAGAAGGAAACACTGCCGTATCAATACCATTATTAATAATAATTGTCTTATTTGTTAATGATGGATATATTTTCTTATATTCATTCGCGTGCCATTCAGTTTGACAAACGCAACCATTAATGTAATCTGACCATTTTTCTAATATAGCATTGTCGCTTAAATTGCAACCATATGGTAACAACATGGTGTCATGTGCCCAAATATAAAACTGATGAAATGAACATGTCTTGAACATTTCCAGGAACGCAATGTAACGCGAGCAAACAACAGTGTGAAACGGCATTTCAGTCATAAGTTTTGGCAATTGGCTTAGATGTAAATAGGTAATATTTAGTTCAGGTAATTCTTCATTGATTAAATCACCAACAATGTAAATCTTAAAATTTTTAGAAGAACCTTCAGTTTTAAATGTTTGAGATAAGGCTTTTGTAAGATACGCCACTGCCTTTTCCGACCCCCCGATTGCGTTTTTGGTTAAATAACTATAGTTCCAATTTATATCCGAAAATCCAACATAAAATAATATGTTATTACTTCTTTCGCACTCTGCTTTTTCAAAGGAGCAGCCAATTCTTTGTGTAACCTTTTCAAAAGGCTGGAATATATGTTTAACATCAATGCCATATTTGCCGTAATCCTTGAGAAAATCATAGGTTTCCAGTGGAAAACCTTGTGTTTTTAGAAATAGAATATATTCATTGGCAAGTTTTAAAAAATGGGCTAATTCTGTTTGTTTTATATGATGTACAAAGAACTGTAAATTGTATAACAAATTATTTATATACCATGTATCAATATGTTTCTGCTTCTTTGTAAAAATAATTTCAAACATTTTTAAAACACATACAAAGTCTTGCGGTTTCGCTTTGTCTGCTATCAATATCATATAATACGGAACAAAAAAGTTGCCCTTGTCCACTTGAATAAAGAGTTTCTTATCCATATTTGTTTCTAAAAAATGCGTCTCGTAGAACTCTTTTACTACCAAGTAATAATTATAAGCAATGTTATGTTGTTTTGAACAAGCGTAATGAACTAACAAAGGATATAAACATTCTACACGTTCAATATCGTGTGAAAATGCTTCGATTAAATAGAAAAAACCGTGCTCCTTCTGCCCTAACAAATTGTAGCAATCGTAAATATAAAGACACGACACATATTTTTCTTGTGACCAGTTATCCTGGTTCAATGTGATTTTATACCATTTAATTGCATCTTCAAAATTTCCATAGTCTTTATAACTATTTGCGCAATAAAAGGCATAACGTTGATACAACTGGTCGCCGCTCGCAATCGCTTTTGCGTGTGCCTTTTCCAGGAGTAGCGCGTCATTTAGATACTTTTTCGGGTCCTGGTTTCGGCTGCCACCGCGTCCCGATACGACAAAATAGTTGCCTTCTACGACTGTAGAGCGCGAATTCGGCTCCAAACAGGAAATAAATTCATGTAGGACAGACAAATATCGGAACCTCTTCTGATTATTAATCAAGAGCACGCGAGTGTAACTGGTACCCAATGGGCTGCCAAATTTGAGATGATATTCGTCATACAGTATATCTGTTTTTTTTGCCGGCAAGCACATGTCGCCATGGATTTCGTCATCGGCGTCAAATACGAGTAGCAAATCGGTCTTTCCGAATGCGCGGTTAAGAGCCAGGGTCCGATTGTGTGCGAAATCGGTCCACAAATCAGAGAAGAGTTCGCCACAAATGCCCTTTTCTTTGAAAAACTGGATAATAATGTCTTGGGTGCCGTCAGTGGAGCCGGTGTCGCAGATAACCCAGTAATCAAACTGGATTTTATTACACAGCATCTCCAATGTTCCTTTGATAATATGCGATTCGTTCTTGACAATCATATTTAGACAGATACTGGCCTTTTCTGTAGCTTGAACCTTTTCAGTAATCGTTATTTCCATTAAATATAAACTTAGCTTATGTTTAATTTGTTTTTTTATAAATGTCTAAAGGTTAAAATTGTATTATAAAATTATTTTCTATAGTTCTTTCTTGATTTTCTGCGTTTATTACTTCGTTTATTACTTCGTTTATTACTTCGTTTATTACTTCGTTTATTGCTTCGCTTGCCACCACCCATTGAAGTTTTTAAAACAGGTTGACCGTTTTCTAATTTTAAAAAATTTAAATAAAAATGTTTTTTCTCCTCTGGTTTCTTATCAAGATTTATTACATATTTTCTAAAATCTGCCACTCTTACTTCGTCTTCGCCGAATTTTTGTTCCCACCAATTGTTAACTTTGTCTTTATCTAACTGATAATCGTTTATTATATCTTCAAGTGCCAAATAAGAAAATGTTGATACTGTTATTTTTATCTTGCCATCAAATGTCTGTATATATAGTGGTTCAACTAGTGGTTCAACTGACATATTTTAATATATATATATATATATATATATTATTTTTACAAAGTGAGTAATTCAAGATACAATGGAAAGTCGGTAAAGTAGTCGTAATTATTGATTGTGTCCAATTCCAAATTTGGTATCTCAAACGCGTTCTTCAATGTTAGATATAAGACACCCCGGTAAGAAGCATTATAGAAATATTTAGTTACCAAAATATGCTGAGAATAATTCTTCAAAATGTGATAGACCACTTTCCATATATCTCCAGTCCATTCTTCGCCATATTTTAGAATACCATTTTCATAATAATGCTTCCTGGGGATTTTTAGCTGCTCATTGTAGGTTAATGGAAGAATATCATCTATAAATAGGGAGCCATCCTTTTCTAACACTTTGACGCTATTATTGAAGTCTCTTAGAAAATACTCGGACTGATGCATGCCGTCAATAAATATTACATTATAAAGGTCTTTTTTCTTTAGGTCTTGAAAACGGTCTTTTTTACTGTCGGCTAAAGCCTTGAAAAAATCATCTGACGTTACCTTTGAAAACTTGAACTCCTTACCTTTTATATCAAATTTAGGGTCCGGGTCGACTCCCGTTTTGTTCTCCGGTTTAAAATGCGTTTGTAAAAATGTTTGCCCATATTCTACACCAATTTCCAAATACTTTTGTTCCGATTTTGTTATAGAATTGATTACATCGCTTCTGCTTGTAAACTCCGTGTTATACTTTGGTCGATTAATATAACCTGATTGAATAATTTCAAATTGTTCACAAGATAAATACATGGTTTTGAAATAACTAACTAACAAATCCGAAGGAGTATCAATGAGCGAATAGCATTTCATCTTATCGAATTTGTAACCATCCAATTGTTTCCATAAATACTCTATAGGAGCCTTATTATCTAACAAAATGAAATCGATGGCTAAGTCTTTATCATCATATATTTTTTGTATTTTATTCAAGTTTAAAATAAGACTATCTAGACCAATGATACAAATTTGTTTCTTGAAATCTAGATTAACTAATAAATTACAGTATTTATATGTATATGCGGTCTTGTCTCTTAACCACAGCTGCGTATTATTTATTGCGTCTTTTTCTGCTGGGTCCTCATATGCTCCTAATTCGGCCATCTTTTCGGCAATTTTGTATTCATTGTAGTAAATTGGACTAATATATTGCGGACCGATTCGATTGATTTCAACGTTTCTGATTAAAGAGAAGTTGTTATTCGAATTATTCATATATTGGATGTAACCCAGCTTCGGTATTTTCGCCATTTTACAATTGATTGCCGTTCTAAGGAGAATTTCATAGTCGTCGCAAATGGGCAAATGCTCGCAATAATTGCCGATTTTTAGAAGCAACTCTCGGCGCCAAATTCGCGGATGATTTGGGCAGCAAACTAGATGCGACAATGTGATGTTATTTATGTTGGGTGTATTATAAACATAGACCCATTTGCCATTGTATTTCTGACAATAATAGGAACCATATCCTTTACATATATGGTCTCCATATGTAAAATTATCTCCGTTTTCATAGATGTTGATGAAGTCCATGTAGATATATCCGACTTCTTCGTTTTTTAAAAAAACGGCGACGGCATCTTCCAATACACTTGGTAATATTTCATCATCATGGTCCATCTCTAAAACATAAGTGCCGCGACATAAGGATACAGCTTCATTCTTGACGTTGCCGATGCTGCCACTGTTTTCGCTACGTTTATACATTCGTATACGGCAATCGTGCGACAAATTTTGCCTTAAAAAATCGAAATGTTCGTCGTCGGGCGAGTCGTCAATAATGACCCATTCCCAGTTTTCAATTGTCTGTTTTTTGATACTATTGTAGGCGCGAATGATTTTGTCATAGGAATTGAATGTTGACGTGAATAGTGAAAAAATGGGCCTTAAATAGGAGCGGTCTGATACTGAACAATTCAAAATAAAACGTTTATTTACAAGGTCGTTGAATATGTCTACGTTTTGGAAGTCCTTATATGTTAGCTTCATATACTTTTTATTATTGCCAAAATTAACAAGGTCTTTAATTGCTATTCCATTTTCCGTGATTCCATTTTCCGTGATTCCATTTTCTGATAATGTTATTAGTAGATGATAATTCGCACTATACATTCGATTGATTTTGCTGATTTTGTTAGTTATATGGACAGTACAATTCAGTTTCACATTGTTTTCAATAAAAAACTTGTCTATATTGCTGTCTTTGTCTTCTCGGTAAAATATAATAAAAGGATACTTCATTGTATTATATTTTAATTATTGCTAAATTTTTAAATGGTTTTCTTTTCAAATAACGATTTAAAATGTAGTACCGCCTTCTTCGTTTTCAAACCCTAACAATGGGTGTCTACAAACAAAATCATTTTGATTTAAAATTGCTGTTAAAATTACATCATTATTTTCCTTGTACATATTGTATTTGTTAATAAAATCATTTAACAAGGAATCTACATTATTTCTATTAATCACAAATGCGATTGGTCCACCTAACCAAAAAGATTTACGAACATATGTTTTATTATCGCAATTTAGATAAAATCTACCTGATTCATGAAATGGAATGTTATTCATGTCATGTTCAGGATTTAATAATCCTATCTTAGTATGATCTCTATATTTTCTCCCCCATAAATATCCAGGACATAAATGAATACAACGCCAATCATTCGGTAATAATGCTAATGTTTTATTAAGTTCTTCTAGAAAATTATCGATTGGGCTAAAATCGTCGTCGCAAATGATGGCATATTCAAATGACGTATTTTTATAAATCTCTAAAGCATTTTTGATAATTGTAAACATAATATTATGATTTGGAATATTTTTATCATTTATACCATTGTTCAATAATAATGGAATATTCATTTTCGAAAAATTATTTACTAGATTGTTCCGCCTTTTTTCACTAATTGTATTATTTGGAAGGGTTGTAGTTATTATGAGTGTATTTGTATTTTTTAACATACTTATTTTATTTTTATATAAAAAAAAAACATTTTTAAACGAATATTTTGTTTTATAATATAGTCGCGTCTTTTGGACGCTTATAACAGTCGAGTCCTTTGGACTCTTTTAAAATTCAGGACTATGCTTCTTAAACAAGCATCCTTGCGACACGATCCAATTAACGTCGGTCGTTACAATCGCGGGGTTCTGATGGTCGCAATTTGTCATCCAAATTTTGACGATACAGAAATTCTTTTTGGGAGAAATAGTGATACCGGTTATACAATTCACAAATTGAGCATTGCTGCTTACACTTTCCCCAACCAATACATAAGTTAACTCTCTCCAAACATCACACACATTTTTATTTGACACTTTATATGAAAAGCATCCGCCATTTCTATTCCTGGGGTCTTCCCACATAGGAACAATACCGTCTTGCATAATAAATAACATACAGTTTTTAATTAGAGGGTCGGGTAATGTTTCCGTGATGGCAATTGTTTCCTCCACGGTTGTGAATGTATATATTTTTTTGTAGCTACTTGTAGACCAATCTGTATCGTGTGGGAGGTGAGCCCACAAATTCCATTTCTTACTTAAAGGTAAGAAAGGTATACTGGTACTAATAATTGTATCGTTGCTGGTTTCAGAGTCCATTGTTATTGTTTTTTCCGGAGTCACCATTGTACTTATATTAAATCAATTTTTTTAAATGATTTTAATTTATATATTTTTATTTAAATATTTTATTTAAATATTTTATTTAATAACATATTGTAGAGGCATCAAATACATATGATTCTTCTTTTATTTCTTTTGATTCGCTTTTATCATTAGATTTTAATTCTTCTGCTTCTGCTTTTGATTCGACTTCTAATGCTTCTTTCATAACTTCTTCTTTTGCGTCGCTTTTTGCTTCGCTTTTTGCTTCTGCCTTTGCTTCTGCCTTTGCTTCTGCCTTTGCTTCGCTTATCGTTTCACCTTTTGCTTCGCTTTTTGCTTCGCTAAAAGAAATCTTATATCCATCCTTCTCAATGACAATGCTCTCCGTCTCATTGACATAAATCATGTTGACATTGTGGTCCATAAGCTCCAATTTATATTGAAACGGTTTATCATTATCTAGTTTCACATTCAACACATTACGTAGATAATACTTGAAAAATTCACTGTCCAATTTGTTACCAACTACATAATAATTTGCCTGATTATTGAATAAATCGATAATATGGTTTTCCGACAAATTGTGTTTCAAATATAGCGCAAGAAAACGTATATCCGATACTTCATATTTCAAATCATCTAAATTATCAGGTATTTTGTCTAAAATAATAACGTCATTTGTTGGCGATTTTATAAGAACCAAGTTGCCACCAGATGTATCTAACGGGGTCAAGATTATAGGTTTTTGTTCTGTTACATTTTGTAAAGGTTCTGTTTTTAATTCTATCCCAGGCTTATTTATAACATTGAAAATTTTCTTAACTGCTACATTTATGTAAGGAATACAAAAATTAATTGTTTTGAAAAATAATATTTGACAGAAGCTATAAACATATATAGTGTAGTAGGCCAATGATGTTAAAAATGGCAAAAAGGGCTTCATTGATTCATTTTGCTGTATATTGGCTGAAATGTTTAATATTACTGTGTCGAAGTCCTGTGGATATCGGCTCTTGTAAAAATGTACTCCAAATAACAATGAAATAATCGTAAATGCCGATGTATATATCATTTATAATAAGATATATACATTTTATATTTTTAAATGGTTTTTTAAGTGAATATTTGCGTTATTTATTTTGTTATTGATATTGTGGGTCTGTAGTACTTGACGGACTATTCGTATTAGTATTTGCATACGGAGTGGTAGGAGTAGTATTTGTAGAAGAATATATTAGATTCGAATCAGGGTCCGGAGTATCACATTTGAAATTTAATGTACCAGTTGCCGCGTCTAGTCCAAATACATATAACAATATTGCGACGATTACTGTCATAAAAATAAATGGAATGAATACTAGAACCCATGATATGATTGTCATTCCGCCTTGGCAAAGCGCGTTCAAAAGAAAAGTAATTGTTACCATGACGATAAATTTAAAAAACGCGGTATTGTATAGTCCTTTGAATGTGTCTATAACTATTTGGGTTAATGAAAATGCTAAATAGATGAGTGCCGGTGGGCATATTGAATCCATTGGCTAATTACTTATATTATAGTTATTTTTTATTTTTATATGAAGATTGGCTCACCGTCCTTGATTATTCCAACCTTCTTGCCAACCTCGCCGTCCGCATCTACTTCATATAGAATTCCATTTTCCTCACTGGTGGCGTAATAAGTGACATCGTCGATTTCTATTTCGAAGACTTCCTCTTCTTCCTCTTCTAAGCTTGCGACTTCTTCTTCTAAGCTTGCGACTTCTTCTGCCGCCTCTGATTCTTCTTCTAAGCTTGCGACTTCTTCTAAGCTTGCTGCTACAGATTCTTCATCTGAAATTTCCTTCTCGGATTCTTCAGATTCTTCCGCTACGCTTGATTCTTCTACAGATTCTTCTTCTACAGATTTTTCTTCTTCTACTTCTTCTTCTGCGATTACTAATTCTTCCTCTTCTTCTGCTTCTGCTTCTATTTCCGCTTTGCTTATGACTTCTACTTCCTCTTCTTCTTCAGATTCTTCTACATCGCTTTCCGCTTTGCTTATGACTTTTAATTCTTGTTTCTCCTCAATTTTAAGCCGAACATGTTCTTCTTCTACTACTACGTTTGAGCTTGCCGCTTCGCTTAATACTACGTTTTCCACTTTGCTTAAGCTTGCCGCTTCTAAGCTTGCGACATTTAAGCTTCTTTCCACTTCTAAGCTTCTTTCCGCTTCTGTTACTACTTCTCTTTTTACTTCTTTAGCAGTAAAATTTATGTTTCGAATTGCCTCGGTCAGTTGTAGCAAATTGTTGTTAATCGAAGCCAATTGTTCATTAATTTTAGCAATATCATTGCTATAGTCTTTTTTACAACAATTTGTAGAAGAAGAAGACGGCGTCTGTAATACTTGTATTTCATCTTCATAAGCCTTTACAACCTTTTGAACAATCGGTAAATTCATAATATCAGAATTACTTTTATTGTCAGTATTTTGTTTTACTAATCCGAGTAGCTGCTCAATGCTAATCATTTGAATTATTTTTTCTAAATTTTGAGATATATGTGACATGTGCTTGGTATAGTATACTATAATACGATTCGTTTAATATGATTTAAAAAATATTTAATGTAGATTATATAAATGGATAAGATTGACAAGTTTGGAAACGGGATAGATGACTTGGTAAAAAAGGTTTTAGCACAAACAGATTACACCGAGGAAAAAGCTTTAGTCAAATTACAAGAATTTAATTATGATTTGATGCGGGTTTTAAAGGATTATATGGGCATTCCTGAGAAGAAGACGGATACCAAAATTAAATCGATTAATCAGGAAATATACAAGCAAATTCGTTATACACTCGACAGCTCGATGCGAGAATATAGGGCGAAAAACCCGGTCAATATTGAGCAAGTGATTACCAATCTAACCGAGTCGGAGGAAAACGAAAAGTCGAAGAATGGGAATTAGGTTTGTTAGTTTATTAGTTTGTTAGTTTACAAAAAAATTATAAGATATTTTGCGATTATTTTATAATTTATTATTGATTTTATATTTGTCAGTATGTTTACTTATGATGACGTCTTCTAGATTGTCTTGAGACACGCTTTCGATTCATCTTGGTCTTTTTAACAAATTGCCTTACTTGTTTCTTCTTTGTATTGTAATGCTTCCTGTAATGTTTTTTTGTTTTTTTCTTTGTTTTGGAAGATTTGTTTATGCTGCCACCACTAAAAGCAAAAGCATTTGAAAAAAGGGCCTTTATATCGTTGAAACCTTTTCGTAAGTCCTCGCATGTTTCTGAACAAGACGTTAAAAACAAGCGTTTTGCTTCTTGCATTTTTGATAGTTTTGCTTTGGTATCTAAAGACAACTTTAGACCATCGGAGAGTTTTGTTTTTCCATTTTTTTCTTTTACCAGGACCTTTTTTTTTTTTTTTTCATTTTTTTTTTCTTTTTTTTTTTTTTTTTTTTTTTTCTTAAAATTTTTTTTCTTTTTATTTTTTTTTTTTTTTAATTTTTTTTTTTTACTCTTGTCCTTTTCT